CCCTCGGCGGGCATGTGTCCTATTTTCTTTGCGCAATCTGTCGTGGAGATGTTCATCAATGCGAATCAGGTGCTCCGTTCCCGCAAGGATGCATCCGACTTCGCCATGCGAATGTTCATTCGCCAGTCCAGCAACATCCCGAACAACAGGCAGAAACTTGTAGAGCAAGCGCTCGAATGGGGCGCCTCTCACATCCTGTTTATCGACGATGACATGATCTTTGATCCGCGCCTGCTGGAAGTCTTGCTCTCGCGCCGCCTGCCGATGGTCGCGTGCAATTACCCGAAACGCCAGCTCAAGTTCGAGTTCACGGCGACGAAGGCCGATCGCAGCGGCTACATGGAGACTACGAAAAACTCTGCAGGCTTCGAGGAAGCGTGGTACTGCGGCTTTGGCTTCTGCCTCATCGAGCGGCAGGTGTTCGAGAAGATGCCTAAACCCTGGTTCATGCCTTACTACGACACGGAATCGGGAGATGTGTCGTCGGAGGATAACCCCTTCTGCGAGTTGGTGCGTCAAGCGGGGTTCAAGGTGCTCATTGACCACGCCGCGAGCAGGCAAATCGGCCATATGGGACAGCATATCTATACGTGGCGCGAGAACCCGGAGCAGGAAAAAGAGCAGGAAATGAAGTTGCACGCGATGCTGGACAAGGCCGCATAAACCCGAGAGGAAAACCATGATGCAAGGATTTCAGCAAGCAGGACAGCAACCGCAATACCAGATGGACCCAGGCGACGAGAAGCTATTTGTACAGTTCTATGTCGGTGCTCGCAAGAATGACGAGAAGTCGGAGGAAGCGGGCCATCCGGTGTTCGACTCGGTCCCCTTCGTGAAGATTCTCGTCCCCGGCGACAAGAACACGCTGATCGATACGGCGGTGACTGATACACACAAGCGGCGTTTCGCTAGGTTGTGGGACCAGTTCCAGAACAACCAGAAGCAGGAACTATCTGGCATGCCGATTCGGGAGTGGCCGGCGGTTACGCGCGGACAGGCCGAAGAATTGATCTACCTCAACATTATGACCGTCGAGCAGTTGGCGCAATTGGCCGATGTGTACGGCTCGAAGATCATGGGCTTCAATGATCTGAAGCGCAAAGCGATCGACTACGTTGAGAAGGCGAAGGATGCAGCCTACACCGAGAAGCTGTCGGCTGAGTTGGCAAAGCGCGATCTGGACATCGCCGCGCTCAGAGATCAGGTGAAGCAACTCTCAGACCTAATCTCCGCTCGGGAGTTGCAGAAGGCAAAGGGCAAGGATGACGACAGCGCTGGAAATCGCTCAAACCGCAGCGGTTGAAATGGGGTTGCAGTCGCCGGTCTCCATCTACGCGACTTCCGACCTCATACCGCAGCAGCTAGGCGCGCTGCTGAACACTACCGGCGAAATGCTGGTGAAGCGGCGCGTCTGGCGGCAACTATTTCGCGAGCAGACGGTTAGTGCAATCGCCAATCAGGCGACGTATCCGCTACCTGACGACTTCGCGCGGCCGATCACGCAAACCGAGTGGGACCGCATTAACCATTGGCCGCTGATCGGCAATGAAACATCGCAACAGTGGCAATGGTTGAAGTCGGGCATCCTGTCGACGGGGCCGCGGGAGCGCTTCCGGCTGGTAGGGAACGCGATCGAGCTCTGGCCCGTTCCGGGTGTCGGCGGGCCGCCGTTGCCCATCACCTTCTCTTATTACTACGTGAGCAAGTGGTGGGCGCTCGCGGCCAACGGGCAGCCCAAGGCCAAGTGCGACAACGATAACGACACGACGATTTTCGACGACCGCCTGATGACCGCGGGCGTAAAGCTGCGCTTCTATCAGGCGAAGCAGTTCGACACGTCGGCAATGGCCGCGGACTTCCAGACGTTGCTTGATGACGCGCTCGCGCAGGATACCGGAGGTCCGGTCCTTTCGATGTCGCGGCAACCGGCGTTCCCGCTTATCACGATTTACAACATTCCCGACGGCAACTGGATGCAGTGATGCCGCGCGATACGCCATTTGCGCCCAAGGTCCGGCAGTCAAGCCTGCTGATGACCTTGACCGCCCCCGTGGGCGGCCTGAATGCGCGCGACGCATTGGCGAACATGCCGCCGACGCAAGCGGTCATTCTGGAGAACTTCTTTCCGACGCAGGGCGGCTTGGTCACGCGCGGAGGATGGTCGCGATGGTACTCGGGTATTCCGCAACCGGGCGTCGTCGAGACCATCATCAAATACAACAGCCCGACCGGCGTCGAGAAGATATTTGCCTGCGCGAATGGCTCGTTCTATGACGCGACTCTAGGGGGTACGTCCAGCCCCGTCGACGTCAAGGCGTCCGGCTTCGTCAATAACCGCTGGCAGTACGTGCAGCTCTCGAACGCCATCGGCGATTTCACGGTTGCGGTCAACGGCGCCGACCTGCCGCAGAAGTACGACGGGACGTCGTGGACGGTTGCAACCCTTACGATCAGCGTAACCGATCAGGGGCTCTATCCAGATTGGACGCCGAACGCGCTGGTTGCTGTCACGCAAATGCACCGGCGGCTATGGTTCACGGAAGTCAACACGTCCCGCGTCTGGTATCTGCCGGTTGACGAGATTCAGGGCGAACTTGCGCTATTCGACCTGGGCGAGATATTCCCGCTGGGCGGTTATGTGCAGACGTGCCTGTCATGGGCCATTGCAGGTGGCTCCGAGACCGGCGCCGCGATGTCGGACCAAAGCGTCTTTATCTCGAGCAAGGGCAACGTCGCGGTTTTCAACGGCTTCGACCCAACCGATATAACGAACTTTATACTGGTTGGCGTCTATACGATCGGCGCGACAATCGGGCGCCGGTGCGCGTGCCCCTATGGCAGCGATGTGCTGATCCTCTGCGAGGATGGTGTTCTGATGCTTACGAACATCCTTTCGCAGTCGAAGATGCTGATGCAGCCACCGCTGACCGACATCATTCAGCACCAGATTTCGCAACTCGTCGACCTTTTCCACGGAGAGTTCGGCTGGGATTTGTTCACCAACGCCCGCCACAACCAGCTTTATCTGAACATCCCCGACCCGACCGGGCGTTACCAGTATTTGATGAACACCATTCTGAATGCATGGTGTGTCATCACGGGATATAACGCTTACTGCTGGGAGAACTTCTACGAGCAACCCTACTTCGGGGCGGCTACATTTGTCGGTCGCGCGTGGACGGACGAAGGAATCGACGATCCGCAGGAAGTGATTATTCCGGGTTCGGAAGCGGATCGGGCGACCTCTGACGGTAGCCTGCGAGTAACGGACACCGACGATACGCGGACCGTTGACCAAGGTTCAGCCGGAAGCAGCGACGAGCGGGCAACGAGCGACGGCAGCCTTCGCCTGACCAGCTTGGGCGATACGCGCGCAACCAATAATCAGTCTTCCCTGTCGGTTGCTGATCGGGTGACATCCTCGGGCGATACGCGGGTGACTGATCTAGGCGATACGCGCGTTGCCGATGGTGCAGGCCCGGCTCCGATTCCGGACATCGTCATCACCACGGGCAACTCGATCCAGACTCGATGCCTTCAGGCATTCAACTACTTCGGCTCGCCTGTTCAGAAGATGTGGACGCTGGCGCGGCCCGTGCTGGTTTCGCAGTCGCAGCCGACCCTCGATGTCTACTTCAATACCGATTTCGAGATTGTCGAAAGCGTCGCGACGTTGCCGGTAACACAGTCGACCGGGTCGTCGAACACTTGGGATTCCGCCTTGTGGGATGAAGGCATCTGGTCGGGCGGACAACGGACGTTCAAGAGCTGGTACGGCCTGAACAATATCGGCTTTGCCGGGGCCATTTTCCTGCGGAGTTCGACCGTTTCGCCGACGACATGGCTTGCGACAGACTTTCAGTTCCAGCGGGGCTCGACGCTATGAGACGCCTTGTGATCGACCAGCCGGAAATCGGCCCCTTCATGAAACGAGTGATGAATACGCCCAGCGCTTTTCTAAGCGGTCGCTCGATCGGCGTCGTGAATGTGCACCCCGATCAGACGGCCGACCTGATCGCCGGGGTGTGGTACGAGGGATTCAACGGCGCGAACATGGTGATGCACATTGCGGCGCTCCCGAACTCGGCGTGGATGACAAAGGAGTTGCTTTGGTACATGTTCCATTACCCGTTCGTCGAGTGCGGGTGTCGCCGTATTACGGGCTTGGTGGAGGAAACGAACGAAGCCGCGCGCAACTTAGCCGAACGACTCGGCTGCACGCTTGAAGCACGATTGAAGGATGCTGCTCCCGGCGGCGACATTCTGGTTTACGCGATGTTCCGCGAGGATTGTCGTTGGTTGAAACTCCATGAACGTGTGACGGCGCTACGGACAAAGGTTCACTGATATGCCTGACAGCACAGTAAATGCGGGACCGCTGATCCCGTTTGGCGCCGGATCGCTAGGGCCGGGCGTCCCGAGTGTGGCACAGGGGCTCTCGGTCGGGATTCCGCCTGCAGGTCCAGGCATGCCGGGCCCGGGCGTGCCACCGCAGATGACGAACCCGCTCGCGCAGATGCTTGCCGGACAGGGAGCGCCGTATCAGCCAGGAAACACGAACATTCCCGGCCATGCGGCTTACGGCCTCGGAGCGCTTCCGGCCATGCATCAGGGCGAGAGTTCCATGGCCTATATGCTGCGGATCGGCATGTCGCCCGCGGACGCGCAGTCGGCGCTCGAGATAGCCAAAGCGGCACCGGGGGCGAGTTTTCAGGACATTATCTCCTCCGGCGGCTTCAACATTCCCGGCATCACTTCGGCCTTCGCCGGATGGGGGCAACCGGGCGACCGGCTCGAGCGCTACACGCCGCAATACGGAGCGGGCGGCGCGACTCCGGGTCCGGCTCCAGCGCTCGGTGGCACGGGGGGGACGGGGTCAGCCAACGGCGGAACGGGCCAATTTGGACCGGGTGCGGGCGGCGGCGGCGGAACGGGCGGGGGTGCTGGGACCGGGAACCTCGGCTCGGGTGCGGTAATTGGTCAGATTCCGGGCGCCGGAAACGTACAGATCAATTGGGGCAATTTGCAGTCGGCGATGGCGCCGCCGGCCAACGCTCCGGGTGCGCCTGCGATCAATCAGGCGATGCAGCAGTTGCAGCCGACCTATACCGGCCCGACGATGAACGTAAACGGTAGAACGGTGGGCGCTGGTACGGGAACGCCGCTGCCCGAGTCGGCCTTGACCGCAGCGCAAAATGCTGTCGATCAGTTGTGGGCGCAGCGGCCGGCGCGTGGCGATAAGGCGGCGCAAACTGCATGGCTTCTGCGTTACCAGGACGCCGTAGATGCGGCGAATGCGGCGCAGGGCGCTGGTCGCTCCGGCGCCGCCGCGAACTATCTAACCGGGCCGTACGTTACCCAAGGATAAGCCATGACATTTCTAGCTGGTCTTTTCGGTGGTGGCCCGTCTGCGCCTACGCCGCCTGACTACGCTGCCCTTGTGCAACAGGAGGCAGCTGCTAACCAGCAAGCTGCGATTTCGCAGTTCCAGCTGAACAACGCGAATCAGATTTCGCCTTGGGGAAGCAGGCAACTGACGGACGCCAGCGGCAACCCGGTTACGGGACCAACGGGCTATAACGTCACCACGACCCTAAACCCGCAGGAACAGGCCAACCTTACTGCGAGTCAAGCTGCACAGGGGCAACTGCTGGGATTGGCGCCGAACGTCATCAACAATGCATCGACCGCGCTCCAGACGCCGATCAATACGGGCAACCTGCCGCCGATGGCGTACGGCGTTGACACCGGAGGATCGACGCGGCTTAACCTCGGTGGCCTGCCAGGAGCGCAGTACAGCGTCGGGAGTCCCGACGATATTCGCAATCAGGTGATGAATGCGAATTGGAACCAATACATCACCCGCGCCTCGCCGCTCATGCAAGTCCAGCAGGATCAACTCAACACCCGACTTGCCAACATGGGAGGGGTAACGACCGACGCCGCTGCTATGCGGGCGCAGAACGCGCTGCGCATGAGTCAGGGCGACCAGATCAATCAGGCGATTCAGAACGCCATTATGCAGGGCGGGAACGCCGCGCAGCAGCAGCAGCAGATGAATCTATCGAGCGCGAACCTTTGGAATCAGGCTCGACAGCAGGACGCGAACCTTGCTCAGACGCAAGCCGGATTCAACAATCAGGCGAACCAGCAAGACATTCAGAACGCTTTTGCCAATGCGAACCTGACGAACGCATCTCGAGCGCAGGGCATCAATGAGCAGGCGCAACTGCAACAACTGCCCCTCAACGAAATGATGGCTTTGCTCTCTGGAACACAAGTCAATTCGCCGCAGTTTGGGCAGACGACGCCGTCGCAGATTCAGCCGGCGAATATTCTCGGAACGTCTGCTTTGCAGCAGCAAACGGCGCAGCAGCAATATCAGAACCAACTCGGAAGCTACAACAACACGCTTGGTTCGCTCGGAACGCTCGGAGCCAAGGCACCCATGGCGCCCGCCGGAAAATTCAGCAACTTAGCTGGCCTTTTCGGGGGGCTGGGTGCCTTTTCGGCGGTGGTGCCGCTGCCGGCGGTGCCGCTGCCGGGGCGGGCGCCGGTGATCTAG